TCGACAACATAGTGAACTCAATGCTCTAGTCAAGTATGGCAAGACTCATGGATGGGACTGGAAAGTAATGTCAGAGTTAACTCAGCTGGACCCGAGTGAGTATCACGAGGTAGAAAGACTCATGTTAAAGAGACCAGACGGTCAGGAGTCCTCATACTTACAGGCTCACACCCTCGCGTGTGAGATAGAGAATACTATTTGTGAAGCTCTTGAGGCCCATGGGATGCCTTCCGATGAGGTACGTGGTACGTGTACACAACTATACCATACACGCAATAAAGAGTATAGAGGGGCATATGAAGAATTCTCAGATTACTTCGGGGTAGCAGAAGCTCGTGTGAAATTGTCCGAGCACAAATGGACTAAGGGTAGGGTTGGACGAGTAGAGTACTGGATAACTGGGAAGTATGGCCTGGTCAAATTCAACGGGGTTATGCATGCTAGTAGTCTAAATCAAGTGTTGATGCTCAAAGACAAATTATCCACCAGGTATATGTTGAGGGAGCATGCGGTAGCTCTTGGGCTTCGCGAGTCATTTATTGCTACATTAGACAAGATTTTCAGCTGGCAAGACAGGTGTTTAACTGAGTATGGAAACCAAGCTTACAATATCCTGAAAGCTATAGAGCCGATGTTTAAGACTAGATTGTCAGTACTGGTAGATAATGTATTTGGAGAGGATACTGCCTATTCTCGCATGTTGCTCAAGATGCAAGTGAAGGAGCTGTCAGTGAGGAAGACAACGGGGAAAGCTGGGAACTTCGTGGAAGAATTGAACAATATAGTAGAGACTGTAACCGATGTCACCGAGGTAGTTGAGGCATTCGGTTGTCAGAAGTGTTGTGGTCATCCTATTATTGATCCGGAGCTCGGGGGCTTGTCTGCGGCTTCGGAGGCCCGTTCCCCTGACAAAACCAGTCTTCTTGATGCTCTGCATCTGAGGAATGTATTCTGTCATATAGTATTGTGTTCATATGTATCCAAACATGGCCGGTGGCCCAGACTAATGTTCCTGTCGGATAAGACAGCTTTACAGGTATTATACTCCAAGCAAGATCGTAATTTGACATATTCGTCTTATCCCCTCTCGGACTGGGATTCAGTGGAGTGGACAAAAATGTTTGAGATGGATTATTATGTCAACTTCTTGGAGTTGATGGATGATAAGTCAATATCCTACAAGCGAAGTGAGAAACATCTCGCTTGGGAGGAAGGTATTCATCCTTCAACGGAACGACGCCTGTTACTCGAAGTCCTCAAACGGCAGGAGGTATCAATAGAGAATATAGTCAGAAGAGTCAGTAGGAGGGACGTGGAGTATGACTGGAAGATAGTCAGTCTATACCCAAAGGAGCGAGAATTCAAGTTGGAACCCAGAATGTTCGCTATGCTCACCTTAGAGATGAGGTGTTTCTTTACATGTATTGAGGCGAATATAGCTCATAATCTGTTCACGTATATGCCGCAGCAAACCATGACGAAGAGTAAGACACAAATTCAGGAGAGATTTTTGAGTTTCACAGACCCAAAGCGAAGCCCACATCATTGGACATTATTTCTAGAAGTTGATCTCTCCAGATGGAATCTAAGATGGCGCGAGTTAGTGGTCCATCGTATCGGACATGATCTTAATAGAATGTTTGGTGTAGCAGGAACATTTACCGTGACTCACTGGTTTTTTAGAGAGAGTCAAATAGTAGTCCGGGTAGGGGGTCTCCGACCGGAAGGCATCGAATCCGAGCTGCCTCCTGAAACTGCCTTGGCTTGGCGCAACCATCTAGGCGGATTTGAAGGTCTCAATCAGAAGTTGTGGACCGCAGCTACTTATGCAATGGTCGAGATGGCAATGATTCCCTTCTTGGGTAAAGGCACTATTGCAGCCTACGAACTTATAGGCCAAGGCGACAATCAGGTCCTGCGAGTAAGTATTCCAAAAACCGATGAAGATCGTGGGCAACACTTATCCCGTATGCGAGATGAAATCAATCAGTCTTTAGCTGACACATGCGCCAGTGTCAACCAAGAGGTCAAGCCTGAAGAAAATGTAGAGTCAACAGCCGTTCTCACTTACTCCAAAGATGTATATGTTAATGGTGTGGAGTATCCAACCTCTTTAAAGAAGCATAGTCGTTTGTTCCCTGTCACTTCTCAAGACTTCCCCTCAACGGCCATGAAGGCGTCAGCAATAATGGCGGGAGCGGTAGCGGCTGCAGAAAACTCCCGTCAGCCTCTCAGGAGCATGATAATCGGGTGGTATCACACGGCTCGATACTTACACTCAGTAGGCCGGGGCCTGAGTATCCATTGGGCAAAGGGGAAGGTATGGACAATTAATAGCATACGTGCTGCTCTCTTAGTGCCCCCCAGTCTAGGTGGGTATATTGGAACTCCTATTGCATCATTTATGTATAAAGGCGGTTCAGACCCCTTGGGCAAAGAAATAAGCAGTCTCCGGTTCCTAAGCACTTCGAATACTGTATGTGGTAGATTAGCAAACCAAGTCTTGTTTGCTCTGGAAAGGAAATATTACATCGACTTGACTCCTGACATAGATACCCTGATCGATAACCCGTACTGCCTCCCACTATCTGTAAGCGCATCTCCTCTCAGTAAGATCAGTGAGAAAACTTTGGACGCATTCAAAGATACAGTAATAAATAAAGATATCAAACCTCTCTTAGAAAGCAAGTATGCTACAACGGAGAGAACACTGAGAGAAGATCTGTCTCACATAAGACCATTTAACCCCATTCTCGCTCATGATCTTTACGAGGCATCTGGGTACGGAACAATCAAGATGATGCGGAAAATGTTCCTCTCCACCAGGACCATCCAGGCTGTCGCGAGGCAAGCGGACCCTACAATAACAGGCTACTTCATAGATTGTGATGTGAAGGATATGATAGAGTTCAACTCCTGGTATAAGGGGCTTCCAAGAGGAGCATATTCCGGAAGATCATCATTCGAACTAGTGAAAGAGCTTCGATTGTATTGGGGAGTGGATCTGGTAGGTGTAACCAATTATCAGCCAATGGACTACAAGCAGGTAGCCAACCATACGAGGAACCCGTGCTCGGTCAAATGGTCTGGTCATTCTGCAAGTGATCTGCTATACACCAGAGGACCATTGTCTGGATACTTAGGGACTAGCACTCGTGAGAAGCGATCAGAGCACGGATATAAGATTGTTGATGAAGGAGCTCCAACCCGCTCACTTATGAAACTTCAACTAATAAGGAGTCAAGCATATGGGGATGTCAACTTCAATCAGCTCCTCGACAGGATCGGTCTCACACGGTCAGCCAACCTTCTGTCCTCCATTACTGACCTCCTCCCCAAAGTCATAGGAGGGTCAATCAGCCATAGATATGCATCGTCTATTCGCTCGGCGTCAGCTTCATATGTAGGACCTCTCAATTTTGTCACCCATATTCGACTTGACACGAATACATTAGGAGAGATAAGTGGGAGTGTTCAGAATTATCCTCTCATGTTACAGGAGTTTATGGTATACGCTCTAGCAGGCGCAAAATTGCTGCATCTTCATAGGAAATGCCAATCCGGAGAGTTGGTTCTTCAATTACCTGACCTCGTTCCCCTTGCAGAAGACAGAATGGTGTCATCACTGCCCCAGTTTGTACCCACCGAAATGCCGCAGTCGGCTCTGTTATATACACCATTCCTCAAGCTATCAAAGACGTATGACAGTATGGTGAGGTATTTACCTAGAGGGGCTATAGCAAGAACAGAATTGTACGAAACTATTGAATATATGAGGATGGGGCTTGTCGGTTTCTTCCTCCAACTCCTGAGAGATTCCAACCGTGCCAAGGTCCTAGCAGATAATAGAGGTCAGGCTTCTACCCCTGCATCAGCACAACTCGACATTGCTGAGGCACATGCACTGGGACCAGTTTTAATACTTGAGGCAGCCGCAGACGCCGTCCTATTGTCAACTTTCCGAGATACGTTCCGAACGATGCATCAGCATCCAGATCGCTGGGATGAAAGCTTATTTGTAGTTAGTCTGATGGAAACATGTGTCGCTGCATTCTCCTCGTACTGGAGACACCCGTTGTTCCGATGTCACTCCGAGTTTGCAAAGTTTTCAGCCTCCACGCTCAAGTATAGCAAGGATATAAGTATGATGAAGCGGATGGTAGCATACATTCGCAGGGCAGTAAGTCATAGATTCTCAGACGGAAGTAAAAGATTTTGGTCACAACAGATTCCAGTCTTCTCCGGAGATCAGTCGATGACGGTAGTAGAAGCAGTGATCACCAGTGCGGCAAGAGAACTCATCGTCGAGTACGTTAGAGGAAACAGGCAGGCCGGGGCGTTAAGCTCCCTGTACGCATCATTTATGTCGATAGGATTCAGGAACGAAGAAAGTGACCCCTTAGTCCTTCTAGATACTGTTCAGATGCGACTCATCAGGTTGTCCAAGATGTTTAAAGACATGAGAGAACCGGTACTCAGCACTCGCATTAGTGAAATAAGCAAGTGCTCCGGAATCCTAGTATTCAATGACGACGTGCGGACTATCATGAGATTCTCCAGGACCATTACACCATGTCTCGGCCCTCCACGAGCACTAAAGTTGCCATCTTCTCTGCAGCCATCTTCAGCGTCGCCAGATCACTGTCTGTCATGCCTTCCCCCTCCGCTGCCTATCGACCGGGCTATGTGGGAACGTTATGCAAGTAGAGCGCACGGGGGATTTGTCACTGCAGGTTATACATGGCTGGGTGTTCTACCGGCGGTGCATCATATGAGAACAGCATACATCGTCGGCTCAGGCAACGGGGGCCTTGCAGATCTCCTATTGTCCATCGGGGTGAAGAACGTAGTAGGCTACGATCTCAACATAGACTTACCTTCAGAAGCTGCAACATTGCTCGGATATGTTCCAGTAGGGATACAGCCTCATTCTGCCAGTAAGTACACAGAGTCTGATGTGTGCTTGAATACGAACGGAGATTGGCTAGATGGGAGGACGCAGGATAAAATCGTAAGCGAGTTCCACGGAGTGTGCAATGTATATATAGACATTACAGCTCCTCTGTGTGATGAATTGCTTCGTTCCCTCCAGAGAACAATCTCTATA